TTGTACCAGGTTGTGGACTAGCAACAAAAACTTGTTTTTGACCGTAAGCCATTATGCAGAAGAGCCGCCCTTAGCTTTAGCAAACAATGATGATACACTTGTCGGTAATACTCCAAGAATTGAATCAGCGGCGTCAGACACCCAACCTGCAACAGTAGTATAGGCTTTAGTCCCAGTAATCCAGGTACCCAATGCTACCGTGTTAGTTGTGATGAATGATGTTACCGCACCGCCCACCACTGCGGCTTGATTAAGTGCTACGCCATTAACTACACTTGTTGTTATCTGCTCTTTTAACGGGGGCAATACCGGCTCAGGCAAACCTGCTCGTTTTAATGCTTCGTTAGTTGCCGCAACTTGTTTATTATTAGTTTCTATTTGGTTGGCGGCGGCCATTGCTGTTACCGCAGTTAGCGATGATTGTGCAACTGCCACTGATCCTGTAGAAATATTAAGATCGCTAAGTTTTTTAGCAATTAATTTATCAGCGTCTGCAATATTAGCAAGACTACTATTGATACCAGATAAGATTGCAAGTAAGGTTCCGGGCACTTCAGTGCTACCAATTTGCAGAATAATGGAATTAAAACTAGCTTGTTGTGCTAGTGTTTGGTTAAAGATAGCAACAGCCGCGTCATCTGTTACTGTAGCCGTTCCTGGCCCTGTCATGGTTACTACACTTGGCATATCTAATCTCCTAAATTGCTATTTATATCAGCTTAATGCCCGATGTTGATTCGATAAATTGTTTAGCGAATTGCTTGTCAGTTGCTTCTGCTACTGTTACAGTAGATTTTGACAATTTAACTTCTTTATCTGGGTGTACTGTAAACAAGTAAGGCATTAGGCCCGGACCTTTTTCGCCCATACCAATAACCATTGGACGGCTTAGTTTATAATAAAGAGCACTATCTTCTATTAGTTTAGCAACTAGCTCTTCACCGCTTGTTAGTTTGAAGGTAACTACTTCACCTTCACATACGCCTTTGTCAATTAACATGTTTATCCTTTGAGTGTGTTAAAAAATTCTTCGTCTTTTCCAGCTAGGCCTTGGAAGCCACCTGGTAGGAGAACGCCGTCCTTGAAAATTTGTGGAACACTACGCAACCCTTGATCCATTAGGAATCCACGAGCATCCGGCTCATCTTCCATTTTAATTACTCGAAATGGAATGTCTTTACTTTCCAATAATGCTTTTGCCCTGTCACAAAATGGGCAATTATTTTTACTGTAAACTGTAATCATATTTCTCTCTTATAATGCTGGTAAGTCATCGTAGTCTAATGTTTCGCTCATTACACCGATAACATAATTAGTACTTTCACTTTCTTGTAATGCTGTTTGTTTTTTACTAGTATCAACGTGTTTATTAAACCAAGGAATAGGAGTTGACTTAGGAGCACTGGCTTGATACTTGATACCAATTTCTTTTAGTGCGCTCACTGCTGTATAATCAACAAAGTCTTTAAGAATGTTAGCATTAAGTCCAATCACTGGCCCCATCTTAAACAAGTAAGTTGCCCAATCTTTTTCTTCTCGGATAACATCCATATATAGTGCGTACACTTCTTGTTCACATTCTGCTTTTACTTCAGCAAAGCGTGTGTCTTCCTTGACTACTTGGTTAATCAAATAAGCAGTCCATCCTTTGTGTAACAGTTCGTCTTGCAGGATCAAACTGATAATGTTGCCATTGCCAATAAAGATCTTGTTCTCCACCATGGCCAAACTAGTAGCAAAGCTAACCATAAATCGGAATGCTTCTAGTGCATAGCTAGCATGTAGTGCCATATAGATTGCTTTAACGTGTTCCTTCTCTGTTACCTTTTCACCTAATTGCTTACGACAGTTAATAACATGTAGTGCTTCATAGTAGTTACCTACACTAGAGGCCATGTCAACAATTTCTTTAGTGTCATGGATTGTATTAAACACATCTTTTGGTACATTATAAATGTTACGTATGATATGACTGTAGCTCTTGCTGTGAATATTAGTTTCAAAGAATGTCCAGTTATAGACTAGTGCTTCTAGTTCTGGTAAGCTAACTACTGGCATGAAGATTTGACTAGGGCCACGACCTTGCAAACTGTCCAATGCTGTTTGACGTAGTAAGTTGCTAGTGAAGATATGTTTAACCGCTTCGCTAGCATCCTTGAAGTCGTTTGAATCTTTAGTAAGACTAATCTCTTCCGGTTGCCAAAAGAAACCACGTGCTGTTGCTTCAAAGTCTGCTATCTTTTTATACTTAACTTCTTCAAAGCGTTGGATAGTAACCGGGCCTGCTGGATCCAGAAACATCTTACGATTAAGATAGTCTGTCTTTGTGTTTAAATTATATTGTTGTTTACTCATTTTTACCTTATACTCTAAAACTTTCTCCGCAACCACAACGATCCTTTTCGTTGGGATTGATGAAATCAAATCCTTCATTTAGGCCGTTGCGAACCCAATCCATAGTTAGTCCGTTTAGATAGGCTAGACTTTTAGCATCTACCAAAACAACAAATCCATCATGAGCAAAATTAGTTACTCCAACTTCAGCTTCGTAGTTGTCCACATATTCTAACACATAAGCAAGTCCACTACAACCTGTGGTCTTAACGCCTATACGAATTCCCACGCCTTTACCACGTTTGGCTAGTGTTTGTTTAATTCTGTTACGTGCTGTGTCGGTTACGGTAATCATTTACGGCCGCGGTGATAGCATCTTCTGCTAGAATTGAACAATGTATTTTAACTGGTGGCAGGGCTAGTTCTTCGGCGATGCTGGAGTTTTTGATTGTTCCTGCTTCGTCAAGGGTTTTGCCTTTGAGCCACTCTGTAACGAGGCTCGAACTCGCAATAGCCGATCCGCAGCCATACGTTTTAAATTTTGCATCTGTAATAATACCTGTATCATGGTCCACCTTTATCTGTAGTTTCATTACATCGCCACATGCCGGAGCTCCAACCATACCAGTACCCACTGTAGGATCGTCTTTTGCAAATGATCCTACATTGCGTGGATTTTCATAATGGTCAATAACTTTGTCCGAATAACTCATAGTTTACATGCCTCACAGTCGTCTTCTAAATCTTCATAATGAAATCCATTTACTTGAACTCCGTTTACTTGTGTTTGTTCAGGAGCAATCTCTGCAACTTGTTTACTGCCTTGCTTGTTAATCAAACTGTAGTAGAATGTTTTTAATCCCCACATGTGTGCTTGCATTAAGTTCTTAGCAATTAATGTAGTTGGTACTTTGCGATCCGCAAAATGTGCTGGGTTGTAAAATGTGTTAGTACTAATTGATTGATCAGTATAAGCCGCAATAATTGCCGCAGTCTTTAAGTAACCATCACAATCTTTCTGTTCCCACATGAGTTGATATTTGTTCTTTAGTTTATGGTACTCAGGAACAACTTGTACAAACGACCCTGCTTTTGATTCTTTAGTTGAAATTAAGCTCATTGGCATTTCAATACCGTTAGTTGAGTTAATAACAACTGAGCTGGACTCAACTGGAGCAACAGCCATTTGTGTAGCGTTTCGAACTCCGTGTTCTTTCATATTAATACGTAGTGTTTCCCAGTCAAGTTCTGGAGCAAAGTCTGCTAGTTCATTAACACCCTTGGCACGTAATTCCCAGGGGAATGTACCTTTACCGTAGCGTGTATGCTCTGAACCTAAGCAGGCGCCTCGTTCTTTAGCGAGCTCAACACTTGCTTCGGTTAAGTAGAATGCTTGATGTTCCATCCACGATTTAACTTCGCCTAGTGCATCCTTTTCACCATACTTTAAACTACGCTTGGCATGCCAGTATGCTAGGTTAGTGATACCAATACCTAGTGGACGAATTTCATCGTTGCTTAGTTTACTTTGGATTGATAAAAAGTCTTGGTAATCGAGTATATTGTTAAGACTGCGGTGTAGAATACGGCAAGCACGGCGCATGTCTTCTGGGTTACGGAACGCACCCCAGTTAATAGATCCTAGTGTACATAACGCTATGCGTCCCTCTGCGTCATCAAGACGTTTGAATGACTTAGTTGGTAATAGAATCTCACAGCACAAATTACTTTGATAAATTGTATGGTACTCTGGGTCAAACGGTCCTTGGTTCATAACATTGTCAATGAACACTAGATAGATGCGGCCGGTATCAGTGCGTTCTTTCAATATGCCTGACTTGAATACTTCTTCAGCTGACATTGTCTTAGTACGTAAGTCTTTACGTTTTTCATATTTTATATACAGTTCTTCAAAACGTTCTGTGTTTTGATAGAACGCTTCGTACAAGTCAGGTACTTCATTAGGGTCAAAGAATGTTATGTCTTCTTTGTTTTTAAATCGTCTCCAGAAGAAAGCACTAAGCACAACCCCATAATCCATATGACGGACTCGGGTTTCTTCTGTT